GTTCAAGGCACGGGATAAGCCCCAAAACAGCGTCAGTTCCGCACTGGCGTTTTTCTTTAGCACCAGCGCGGCCGGGAAACCCGTATCCCCGCGTACTGCTGTTCAGATGACCGCGGTGTACGCCTGCGTGCGTGTGATCGCGGAAACGGTCGCCAGCCTGCCGCTGCATATCTACGAAAGCAGCGATCAGGGGAACCGAAAAGCAGTCGAGCATCCGCTGTACCGGGTGCTGCACAACGCGCCCAATACAGAGATGACCTCGTTTGTCTGGCGGGAAACGATGCTGTCGCATCTGTTGCTTTGGGGGAACGCCTACAGCCAAATCGTGCGAAACGGTCGTGGCAAGGTCATCGGCCTATACCCACTGCTGCCGGACCAGATGGAAGTCGACCGGGATGCCCTGAGCCGACTGCTGTATACCTACACGACCCGCGAGCAGAAAACAGTCAACCTGCGACAGGAGGATGTTCTGCATATTCCGGGCCTCGGCTTTGACGGGATCATGGGCTATAGCCCGGTCGCCCTGGAACAGAACGCCATCGGATTGGGGATAGCAGCCGAGGAGTTCGGCAGCCGTTTCTTCGCTAACGGCGCAACGCCTTCCGGGGTGCTGACCCATCCGAACACCGTGAAAAATCCCAAAGCGCTCCGGGAAAGCTGGAACGCGGCTTACGGGAGTTCTTCCAATGCGGGCAAGATGGCCATTCTGGAAGAAGGCATGAAGTTCGAACGGATCTCCATGCCCAATAACGAAGCACAGTTTCTGGAAACCCGGAAGTTCCAGGTCGCGGAGATCTGCCGTATTTACCGGGTACCGCCGCATCTGGTCGGGGACCTGGAGCATGCGACGTTTTCCAATATCGAGCATCAATCGATCTCCTTTGCCATGCATACGATCCGGCCCTGGCTGGTGCGTATCGAACAGGCGCTCAATAAAGCGCTGTTCGAGGAATACGGCGAGGGGCGTTTTTATGCACAGTTCAATATCGACGGTCTGATGCGCGGCTCCTACAAGGAACGGATGGAAGGCTATGCGATTGCACGGCAAAACGGCTGGATGAGCGCCAATGATATCCGGGAACTGGAGAACATGAATCCGCTCTCGGATGCGGACGGAGGGAATGCGTATTTGTGCAACGGCAACATGATCCCCATTTCGGCGGCACAAACTGCCGCCCGAAAAGAAACGGAGGGATGACCCTTGAGAGAATTGACCTTAAACGGCTATATCGACGAAGACGTATGGTTCGGGGACGAGATTACCCCCGAAGGCTTGCACGAGCAACTGTACGGAGTCGAAAACCAGCACACGGACGACGTGCATATCCGTCTGAACAGCTACGGCGGCTCCTGCAATGCCGCAACCCGGATGTTTGACGATATCCGTGCGTATCCCGGGAATGTGCATATCACGGTTTCCGGTACGGCCGCATCGGCCGCTACTGTACTGTCCATGGCAGCGGATCGCCTGGACATGACGCCGGGCTCCCTGTGGATGATCCACGATCCCAGTACCCTGGCCTGGGGCAATGAACGGGAAATGAGTGAAGCGATCCAGCTCCTGCGCGCTTGCAAGGAGAGCATCCTCAACATCTATGGTGGCCGCTGCAAACAGAAACGCGAGATGGTCGCCGCCATGATGACCGCCACGACCTGGATGGACGCCGGTGCGGCGCTGGAGAACGGCTTCATCGACGGTATAACAGACACAGAGCTTGCCGGCGTCAGCAATCAAACCAAGCCCAGAGTGACCGACCGCAAGGAAGCGGAAGCCAAGGTGCAAGCCTGGCTGGACCGTCATAAACCACAGCTGTCCCGCCCTGTAAAACCGGGCGATGAACTTCCATCGGCTGTACTGCCGGCAAGTACTTCGGGGCAAGCGCCTGAAACACAGGCCGGGACAGCGCAAGAGATCCTACAACTTAGGACCGGTACCCCCATAGCCCAGCTGGATAAACGGCTGGGCTTACTGCTGCCATCGCGGCGATAACAAAGGAGGAATTTTATGAGTCAAGTACTGGAAATGCGCAGGAAGCGCGGTGAGATCTGGGACCAGGCGAAAGCGTTTCTGGATTCCCACAGGGATGAAAGCGGCTTGCTGAGCGCCGAGGATACGGCGCAATACGAGCGCATGGAACAGGATGTTGTGAACCTCGGCCACGCGATTGAGCGCGAAGAACGCGTGGAGGCGATGGAGCGCGAACTGAACACCCCGGTGCGGGACGAACTGCACGGGCGACCGGATCCCGGAAGCCGGGAAGAGAAACCCAGCATCAAGGCCAAAGCCTATCAGGATGCGTTCTGGAAGCATATGCGCGGACAGCCTGCTGCTGAGCTGCGTAACGCTCTGCAGATCGGCACGCTCACCGAAGGCGGGTACACTGTTCCGGATGAATTCGAGCATACGCTGGTGGAAGCGCTGCAGGAAGAAAACATCATGCGCGGTCTGGTGCATGTGATCACGACTTCGTCCGGCGATCGTCGCATTCCGCTGGTGACCAGCAAAGGCGCGGCGAGCTGGGTGGAGGAAGAAGCTGCGATCCCGGAATCGGACGATACGTTCGGGCAGATCACGCTCTCCGCGCATAAGGTGGGCAGCATGATCCGAGTCAGCGAAGAACTGCTGCACGACTCCGCTTTCAACCTGGCGGCGTATATCACGAGCGAGTTCGCCCGGCGTGTAGGCGCTGCGGAAGAAGAAGCGATCGTGACCGGCGACGGCAGCCACAAGCCCACGGGCCTTCTGCATGATACCCTGGGCGCGGAGCTCGGGCTCACCACGGCGGCTGTCGCGACCTTGGCGGCCGATGAGCTGGTCGATCTGCAGCACAGTCTGAAAGCGGGGTATCGCCGCAAGGCATGCTGGATCATGAACGATGCCACGATCAAGCTGCTCCGAAAGCTCAAAGACGGCAACGGCCAGTATCTGTGGTCGCCGGGTCTCTTGGCCGGTCAGCCGGATACGCTGCTCAACCAGCGTGTGCTAACCAGCAACTACATGCCCTTGCCGGCTGCCGGGAACAAAGCCATTCTCTACGGCGACTATGGCTATTACTGGCTGGCTGACCGGGAAGGCCGCTCCTTGCAGCGTCTGAACGAGCTGTATGCGGTCAACGACCAGATCGGGTTCAAGATCACCCAGCGTGTCGACGGTCGCCTGATCCTGCGCGAAGCGGTCAAGTGCCTGCAAATGAAGGCTGCGTAACAATATTCGGGGACTGCCGCTGAGCGGCAGTCCCTTTCTAATAAGGAGGAAACGGTATGAGCGATACGACGCGAAACTATCATGCCCATGGTGGAAACGAGTGGGTGGTTGGCGGCAAACTGACCTTTCTGCCTGGTGCAACGGTTGAAGGCGCGGAAGGCGTGTTGAATCTGCCGGCTGCTGCTTCAACAAACCTACCCAATCTCCCTGCCAGCGAAGCCACAACGGTCGCGGCGCTGCGGGAGAGTTTCAATCAATTGCTGGCGGTATTGAAAGCAGCAGGTGCCATGACGCCCGATCCGGCTGTGGAGTAAAGAATTGATATGGTACTCACGGTCGAGGAAGTCAAGACGCACCTGCGCATCCAGCAGGATGAGGAAGATATCTATCTGGGAACCCTGATTGCGCAAGCACAGGCGGCTGCCGAAGACTTCTGCCGCGTATCGTTTGCCGAAAGTATACCGGAACCGATCCGCCTCGCTGTCCTGCTCATGGTCAGCCATTATTACGAGCACCGGGATATCCCGGACAAGCAAGCGTACCTCACCATGCGCATGGCGTTTGAAAACCTGCTCTATCCGTATCGGGATCCGCTGCAGCTGTTCTGAGGAGGTATACAGAGTGCCTGTCTATAGCAAAACCGAGCCGCATCCCGGGGACCTCCGACACTTCGTGGAGATCGGGTTTACCGAGAACGCCGTCAATGAAAACGGGTACTCCGAAGCAACGGACACTGTGCTCTGCAGTGTGTGGACATCGGTGACCGACATCAGCAGTCGCCAGATACAAACGGCGGATAGCAGCGTCATGGAAAACGGCATTTTGTTTGGAATCCGATCCCGGGAGGACATACGGCCAGGGATGTGGGTACGGTTTCAGGACGTAAAGTGGATAATTTCAACGCTGGAGGGATACGGGTATCAACGGCGATACCTCGGGTTGAAAGCCTACAGAGCAAAGGGTGTGAGCGGATGAAGCAGGTGCAGCTGGCGCTGGCTGGTATAGGGATTCCCGTGTTTGTCGGGATCTGGAAAGCGACGCCCGAACAACCGATTCCGCCGTCACAGTACGCGGTGTATTCCACGACTACAATGGAAGCGTTTCATCACGACGACCGGGTGATAGTCTACAAGACCTTTGTGTACCTGAACCTGTGGAGCGAAACCGATCCGACAGCGATGGCGGCAGCGATCCGGAGTGCGATGTACGCGGCCGGGTTTGCGATGATCGAGGAAACGGACCGCAGCGGCAGCCGCTCAGCATATAACGCGGATACCCGGCAGTACACGATCCAGTGGACGTGGTGCCTGCGGGAAGAGGTGGCCTGATGCCTATAGAGATGCGTGGATTTGGGGATCTGGAAAACGATCTCGCCGGCATGGCAGAGGCACTCGAACAGGGAACCGGTGTCGACCGCGCGCTTAAGGCAGGAGCCGCGCCTATCGAAGCCCGGATGCGGCAT